CTCCTGTGTTTCAGGCATGTCGTTGATAACTATAGACATACTTGGAGCAAATCCATTACGAACTGAATTTAATTTCCAGTTACTTACCTCGTAATCCAAAGTGATGTAGTTGATAGCACCCCAATAAGCAGGTTTAGCATAGTATTCAAACCCAGAAGAGTAAGGATGATACACAAATAACTGAGAACCTTCTGGTTCTCTTGGGTCGTATGCCTTTCTTTCTACCACTTTGTTTTCTTGCTTTCTGGTGTTCTTCCAGTCGTTAGAGTAGTACCAAGAACTAATTCTACCGAACTCGTTTTTCTTGCCTGCTCTTAATTTAGACATATCCACGTGCTCAGCATGTGCAATGCTTTGACCGTCGTTAGACCAAACAACCTCAACAGCAAAAGAGTTGTACAACCAGTAATCGTCAATAAGTGCACGAAGAGTAGGTTCTTCCCCGAGGTTAAATTGTGGTATGCTTTGTCCCTCTACCAAACCTAATCCATAGGTATAAAGGTTTTTTCTTTGGAGTACTGCGTTGTGAATCGCAGAGGAATCTCGTAGTCTAATCAAATACTCGGGCATTTTATTGTCAGATCCCCATGATACATAGGGTTTGCCAACAATTTGGAATTCGTTCCATTCCGGAATGACCAATTCTTCCCTTGAAAATGAATAAACCGTTTGTTTTCTATCGTCACTCATTGTATACGTAATATGTTGGTTCAGATTCGTTTCTGTAAACTGTGTTATATGATGTGCCTTCTACCCTACACTTACTAACATATAGAGTTGTGGGTACAGGACCAGTGTTATCGAATACTGCTAAATTTTCTACAACCAATTCAGCGTTAAGTTCTAGGGGATCACAATCGAAGTAGGTGATTTCTGTGATAACCTCTTGCGTGTTAACCTCACAATCCGCGGTAGCACCAGTTCCTTTTTTTTGGATTTGTGCTTTGTAATCTCCTTGTTTCAGCGTACTTGGGTTAATCGTATAGGTGTAATAGTCTGTTGAGGTAGAGGTATTCACCAAATTAAACGTGCTTTCGCTAAAATCATCCAATTTGGTCAGTCGCAGAGTCAATACATCCCCTTCAACCACGTCTTTATCCCTCAAAACTACTGAGAAAGTACCAGAAACTTGGGTGTTATCGAAGATTAGCATATAAGTAAATATGATTTACGCCCAGATTTCTGAGCAGTATAAAAAAACCCCAACTCTCCTCAAAGAATTGGGGTTGTGGTTAAGCAAATAACTTAGGATACGGTTGAATCAATCAGATCCGTCCAACCAGTTGATGCTATGAAAGCAGCGTCAAGAGTTAGAGGTGGGTCCTGTTCTACCCCACGGAATTCGAGGGAGGCCCCATTACGATCTGCGCTTGCGACCCCTGATCCGCCCTCGCCACCATTGATGTCGAGACCGCCGGATTGACCTAGGAGTACATACTCACCTGTTTTCATCTTTGCAACAGCAATAAGATTATTTTCAGAGAGTGATTTGATTACGTATCTTAAAGATGCGTTGTAGTTGGTAAAAACTATAGTCAAAAGAGTTTCGTAGAATAACGAACCGTTTTGCACGTTAGCATTCGGAGTTGCTGTAAAAGAGGATGTCTCTTGTATCTGGCGGAACTCGAAAAATGGGGAAGCAGTTGCTGCCGTGATTGAGTTAACCGCTTCAGTTGCGCCAGAACCAGTAGTTCCAACAGCAGTAATCTGATCGGAATTACATAGGTATACTGTCTCTAGCCCCCCTATAATTTTGCACGCCGCTGCCGCATTTCTACCTGTAGTTAAATTTGAACATGCCATATTGTTGCGTTTTTGTTTTTTTTAATTAGTCCCCCATATTTCAGGGGGACTTACAAGGGTTTTTTAGAAGTTTGTTACGATGTAGTTACCAAACAAGTGGGCTGCCCCGGTCTTGTAGCGGGAAATAAACCTTACCTCATCATTATCGCGAGAGTAGAAAATCTCAAAATTAGAGTAGTCTGATACAAGATCAGTTCCCCAATAAAGGAATCTGCTGTCTCCCAATAGTACGGCATCGTTAGAGTTTACCGCAGATGCGTGAGATGAAGAACCTTGTAGACCGTAAGTTCTTACGATTCTTACGTTGGTTGCTGGGAATACGAATTCACCGTTAACCAAAGTGTCAGGTGCTACGTGGAAGTAATTACCATCGAACAATGCCTCAGTCAAGATCTGGTAGTAAGCAGGAGACATGAACATAACTCTTGAGTCAGAGTCAAGTACGTCAACGTCTTGTGATGCGATCATAGTCTGTACAGACTGGATGATGTTGGAAGAATTCCAAGAAGTACCTGCAGTTGCTGCTACTACACGAGTTGCGTCTGCTGCTACGTCTTTGATAAGACCATCTACCAATGCCAAGTTGCCAGAACCTGAAACTGTATCACCTTGCCAGTATTGCTTAGCGATGATTTTAGAAAGAGCTTTAGATTTTTCTTCACTCAAATATTGTTCGAATGGAACTTCAGTTAGGATTGAACCTGGGTTCAAAGCCAACTGGGTGTATTTAGACTCAAGTGCGTATGAGTCTAAAATCTCATTAACCTTACACTTGTTTACGGAAAGAGTTACTTTTCCAAGTGTGGTAGAACCAGATGCTCCGAAACCAGCAGAGCCAGTTTGTACGTTCATTGCTGATTCGATAGTGTGGATATCCTCGGCAGATTTAACGCCCGGCATAACCTGAACGTAGTTTGCTGTTGGGTCTGCTAAAATTGCACGAGAGATCAAATCCAAAGATTGTTGGTTCGTGTAATCAGCAAGACCTGAAACTACATAATTAAAATCAAATGACTTTTTCATAGTGTTTGTCTTTTTTTGTTGTTGTTTATTTGTTACGAAGTGCTTTAATGCGCTCGATGCGTGCCGCAATCATATCAACTTCTCCTTCAGCAGAGAAAGAGGTTTGTGAAATGGTCTTAGCAGATGGTGCTTTTTTAAACTCGCTGTAATCTTTAGCGAATTCTTCTTGTGAAGATTGGATCTCAGAAAGAATGCTGGACATTTCATCCATTTTCTTTTTCATCTCCATAGTTGCCTCGGCAACTTTATCTTCTACAATGCTCACAATCTCTTCTGCGATTGCTTGAGCATCTTCAGGAGTTACATCTTCAGGAGTTGCCTCGTCAATAGCATCTTTTGCCTCTTCAACGATTTCTTCCCTTACTTCTCCTACTTCTGCTGCTGCCTCTTCCGACATTTCTGCCTCTTCAGCGGTGGGTGCATCGGATTCTTTGACCTCAGTTACTTTACCTTCTTCGTCGACCATGATTGAACGACCATCAGCAAGAACATGCTCGCCTGCCGGCGCTGGCATGTCTCCATCTGGAGTCGAAACAAGTACCATGGATCCAACTTCGAGAGATTCAGTATCTGTCTTGATCATTCCTCCATCACGCAATTCCAAGGACTCAAATGAATAAGACCTTAGTACTTCACGAATTTTTTGTAGAACGTTCATAGTTGTTGTACTAATTATTTTTGTTTGTATGGTTAAGTATATTTTGTGGGTTTTTTTCCCTTTTTAGCGTATCCCCTCTACACGACTCGGACGGATCCAAGTAAGGATTCCTTTATAAATTATACCAAGATTGCCTGCAATACGATCTTCGGTATGGACTTTGTACCAATCTCCCTTAAACATAACTTCCTTGTTGATGTAAGAGGTTTGGGGTTTGCCACAACCACATCCCATAGTTATAAAGGATCTACGTTCTTAAGAAGTGAACCTGCTTTCCTACCGACTACCGTGTCTGTTCTTTTCCATTCTCCTTCAGCATCTTCCTCATAAACGCGGATAAGGTAACCGGGGTTATCTGGAGTCCCGGAGATTTCAAAATCTGCACCAGGAACCGATTTACTTCCTTCACGAACTATATCAATTATTTTACCCCTTGGATTTTGTCCACCTGTGGACCAGGAAACTGAATCCCCGACCTCTAGATCCTCCACTGCTGCAAAATAACGTAGTCCGTACTGTTGTGTGATATCTCTTAAGAAATCTGAAATCACACGCTTTTCAAATACTGAATATGACTTAAACTTTTCTTCAAGTTGTGCACTGCCTTGCCATTCTGTTATGCAAACTGCATATCTTTGTTCTTGGTCTGGAAATTCACCCTGTAGAGATGACATACAACGACCGATATAGTCTTCTTTGCTTTCGCCAGGATTCACTGTTACAAATTTTTCTTGGGAAAGAGGTCTGGATGATAAACCACCGGTTGCTCCTTCGCTAACATAATCTGGTAACCCTGTTACATCCAGACCCTCCATTTCTTCCTCTTTGGATTCCATTTCTTCCATCAGATTTTCGTATTCTTCATGGTCTCCACCAGGCATGTAAACTATAATTTTAAGATCTTCGTCGTAGTGTGAGTGTATAGCACCTTTCAGTCCAAGTTCTTTGGATCTTGCCATTGCACCTTCTGGGGTTTCAAACACATCAAACTGTTCCATTTCCACCAGAAATAGAATTTCATCCAATTGCATTTTTTCGTCGTTGCTTAAACCCTTATACAACTTTTTCCATTTGTTGCGTACGTTCTTATACTTACGTTTGTGCTTAGCAAATGCTTTTTCGTATTTCTCTTGACCAAGTATGAAATCCCCTTGTACTGAAAAGCCTTTGTACTTACCTTCCTTAACCTCTTTCCAGATCTTATCGTCATTAACTCTCATCTTGACCATCCAGGTGCCAACTGGCAGGTTGTCAAAACCATATTTGCGATAAGTCTTATCGTACTCGTCTTCGATGATCCAAGATTCCATTACATAAACATCTTCTGTAAAGTTGTCTTTATGGTCGGTGTTTTGTGCAGATGCTCGGTTGTGCTTTAAGAAAAGTTCTGCTGCTTTGGCAATAGTTTCCTTTGTGAAATACACATAGTAGATCTCACCATTTTCCATTCTTGGAATGCGCATTTCAGGGACCATGGACGGACCTACAATTATTCTTTGGTCCCCCTCTTCTTCAAACACATATGGTTTGGATTCCATTTTAGAAAAGAACATAAAGTCCCTTTCAATTGCTGGTTTGTCTACCAAAGATATGGATTCAAGCATTGCCTCATCCTCTTCGGAGATCATTAGTTCGATAATTTTGTGTACGGATTTAAACATAATTTTAGGTTAATGTTGCTCTTCTTTGTAGGTACTCTTCAGTGTCAAGTCCATCTTGTATTTCAGTTGCCACCACATATGCTTTAGGTGGAGTTGCCAATCTTCGTTCAATTCTTGCCAGAATCTCGGTTAAGTCTGGACCTGAGGTTGCTAAACCACCATTGGCGAAGTTTCTTGGTGTATTATTTATCTGTTCTAACAACGGAAGGAAACGTGCAGTAGATGCTGCGTTGATAACATACTCTCCGTTGGAAAGTCTGGCAGGTATAGAATCTGATGTGCCTGTACCAGGACCAGAAACATAACCACCCTCTGCAAATGTTGTACGAGAATCAATTTGTGCTGAAACTTGTCCTGCTGCTGCTCTTGCCTCTGCAATTGCTTGGTCCCTAGCGGTTTTTGCTGCTGCAATTTCAAACCCAGTAGTAGTACCAATTGCTGCCGCTGCTATAGAACCTCCAATTGGTCCAAGTTCTGCAAATGCCCTGATGATTGCCAGAGATGCATTTGCTACCGATTGACCTACGGTTAGTGCAAAGTTTTGTTTTGCAATCTTGATTCTGAGGTCAGCTTCTTTACGTGCTGCTTGTGCTTGGATACGAGCAAGTTCTGATTCTTTGCGTGCCTCTATTTCAACTGTAGATCTACCTGCTGCCTCTGCTGCCTCTACCTCAGCGTCATATCTTGCTGTTACAGCATCCAGTTCCCTTTGGTTTTGGGATTCAAGTGCACCAAGTTTTGCCTCGTTGAATGCAATTATAGAACCAAATGCATCCAAGTAAAGATCTGCATATTGAGCAATATTCTCAGCAGATTCGAGTAAACCTTGTGCTTGTTCTTCAAACGTT